ATGCACAGATGCTTATGAATGGTCACGTAAGAATGGCTATTGATAACTTAGCACTAGCAGGTAACCTTGTATTTGACGTAGATGAAGCAAGTCTAGTTCCCGGACAGAACATGGATATATTTCCCGGTAAGATATTCCGAAGACAGTCAGGTGTAACAGGAACAGCTATTAACGGTCTTAAGTTTCCAAACACTGCAGGCGAAAACATACAAATGTATCAGATAGCTCGCCAACTTGCAGACGAAGAAACTGGTATACCATCTATTATGCACGGACAAACTGGAGTGACAGGCACAGGTCGTACAGCGTCAGGACTATCAATGTTGATGGGTTCTGCAGGTCTGGCTATGAAGACAGTTATAAAAAATATAGATGACTATCTACTAAAACCTATGGGAGAAGCTTACTTTCAATGGAACATGCAATTTAATGAAACTGCAGAAGACATAGAAGGTGACTTAGAGATTAAACCTCGTGGCGTAGCTGCAGTGATGCAGAAAGAAGTAAGAAGTCAAAGATTAACAGCGTTGTTGCAAACAGTTATGAACCCTACCCTTGCACCATTTGTTAAGATACCAAACTTAATGAGAGAGTTAGCTATATCTCAAGATATTGACCCAGATAGTTTAGTCAATGATGTAGCTGAAGCACAAATATACGCAGAGATATTGAAAGGGATGCAACAAAATGCTCAACAAGGAACAGGCGGCGAAGGTGGCCCCCCTAGTCAACAACCAACAGATATGGCAGGGTCTGGAGGAGTACCTCCTCGACCACAAGGAACTAACGGTCAAGGGTCTGGCGATGGCACAATCGGAGTCGGAGCTACGCCAGCTGCAGGGGAAGCTGGTTTTACTGGAAACCCTCCTCAGTCTCAAGAATAACGTAGAGAAAGTTAAAAATAATAATGGCGTTTAGTACTGGAAATTCACAATTTGATTTTTTAATGAGTCGAGCTAGGAATCGAAGACGATCCAAGCAAGCTTTAGAAGAAAACAATATAAATGTAGAAACATCCCAAGAAAAAAGAGAAGATTCCGAAAGTAGTGATGATACTCAAGTTGGAAGTAAAGTATCCGATATGAGTGGTTTAGGAGCTGCAGGTGTATCTGTAGGAACTATATCTGATTCTTTTACTAATTCTATCAACCAAGCACAAGCTGATATAAATGCTGCCAATGCAGTTGGGGGTTCAAAAGGTGGACAAAACGCAGCAGATGTAGCTTTCGGCAGAGAGATGACAGCAGCCCAAGCTGACTTTGCACAATCTAACCCCGTTGGAGCAGCTATTGCAGGATTTTCTACTGATGCAGTAGCACAAGGAGTAATGCAAACAGCACCACTAGGTTTAGCTATGGCTGGGCAAATAGATGCGGCTAAAGCAGTAGCTAACGTTGGGAGCGTTCTTGGTAGTCCTGCTTTTGGACTAGTATCAGGAATTATAGGGCCTTCGATGAAAGACCCAATGGGAAATACTGTTGCAATGGGAAGTGGGATGTTAGGTAAAGTGTCACAATCGTTGATGAGTATGCAATTTGACATAGCCGCACAGGCGGCAAAAGGAACTCCGGGATACGCAATGGGAAATTACGGAGGTTACGCACTGGGCGTTAGTCCGGGAATTTTTGGAGGTTTAGCTTTCACGGGGATAAATGCTCCTGATATTCACCAATATTCTCCTACTGATTTTATGGCTGACATTGAAGAAGCGAAAGCTTATGCAGAGGATGTTGAACCTTTTGGTGGAGTAGGAACAACAAGTATAGGTGGTCAAGGTATAAGCGTTGATACGTTTAGTTCTGCCACTCAGGCAGCTCAAAATAACACAGGCTATTCATCATATGGCCCTACAGGTGTCGCAACTGGTGCAGCACCTGCAGGTTCACAATACAGTTCCACTGGCACATTTAGTACACCATCTGACAATAATAATAATAACGATAATGATGGAACTGACGGAGGTTATGGGGGTTCTGATAATACTTCAGATTATGGTGGGACAATGTATGGTGGAAAGATAGGAAAAGCAGCAGGTGATGTAGTAGAGAAACCATCAACCGACATGGGATTTATTGGAGGACCCCCTGATCAATTTACTGAACAACAAACTATAGCCGATGACATACCCAAAGAAGTACCCGAAGGAACATTCGTAATCAACGCACCTGCTGTAGAATTTGCAGGTAAAGAAGATATAAAGCAGATGTTGGTTAAAGCTTATGAGATGACTGCTCAAGCCGATACAGATGCAGGAACAGACAGAACTGCTCAAGCTACAAAAATACCTAGCAAAGAACAAGTTGATATAATGATATCACGAGGAGAAGTTGTTGTTCCCCCTGAAATTGCCAAAGTGATAGGGTATGATAGATTAGAAAAAATAAACAATCGGGGCAAGAAAGAAGTGTCACGTAGGCAAGAGGAATCACAACAGCAAGAAAAACCTCAAGCTAGACAAGTGGCAGAAGGTGGTTTTATAGATATGCAAGAAGGTGGTAATACGGAAGACAAGTTTGGTGTAAACATAACTGAACAAATGAACCCCGAATTTAAAAATAAAATTACGAATTTAATAAAGGCAGGATTAAGTAAGAGAAGCACAGTTGAACAACTGATAGAGAGTTTGCCTGATAGAGAAGCACTTGCTTTAACAATATTTTCAGAATCAATAGTTTCAAAAGATTCTCCTGAAGCAATGAGAGCTATAGGTGAAACAGTTGTAAACAGAATGAATGATAAAACATACTCATTTAGAAACTTAGATACTATAAAAGAAGTTTTAAAAGGCAGATCACGCAAAGGTGAAGGTAGTAAAATGTTTGGGTATGAAGGTCTTGAGCCTAGTTTGTTAAAAGATAGACTACCTGAAATGCTTAACAATAGTTATTGGCAAAAAGCGTTAGATGCTGCTGACATGGCGTTAGAAACTGAACCTGATATGGAACAGTATAAGTTAAGAGATGATGTATTTACTTACGCAAAAATAGGAAAAGCATCAAACCGTCTTAAGTCAAATAAAAGAAATGAATATTTTACTACAATAGGTCAACATGACTTTTACAGTAGAACACCTGAAAAAGGTGGCAGAATATCAAGTGAAACAATGGGAGAATCCCCTGAGTTTTATAGATAATTAGTCAGCTACCCAGTATTATCTCTGGCCCTGACATCCGAAGCAGCTACCCACAGCCATGTGGCACTGCAATATATGAGGTAAAGACAATGGCAAAACAAGTAAGAGGTGCGAGAGCAAACAAGCCCAATGACTCCTTTGGAGTAATGAACAATCCGAATCTATATCGAAATAGCTATAGAGCAGAAGTAGATAAAGATGAGGATGATGACGAACAAGTAGAAACAAGTGCAGAAGAAGTTGGCACTTCGCAAGAAGCTACCCAACAAGAAGGATTTGTTGAAACTAAACAGGAAGAGAGTCCTGACCATGACTACAAGAAACGTTATGATGATCTAAAAAAACATTATGACAATAAACTTCAAGAATGGAAAAGTGAAAAAGAAGCTATAAAAACAACTGCACAGCAGATGGATTTAGACCCTTCAATTAAGCTTCCTAAAAGTCCAGACGAACTAGATGAGTTTAAGAGTAAGTACCCAGACGTATATGCAGTAGTGCAGACCGTAGCGGCAATGCAAGCTCAAGAACAATCTGAAGGTTTAAAAAAGGAACTTGAAACTATAAAAGGTCGTGAAAAGGAATTGGTAGTTCAAAATGCTTACAAAACATTAACTTCGGCACATCCTGATTTTAATGATATTAGAAATGATGAAAAGTTTCTTTTGTGGCTTGATGATCAACCAGAATCAATTTCTGAGGGCATAACTAAGAATAACACTGATAGCAAATGGGCAATCAGGGTTCTTGATCTCTATAAAGCCGACACTGGCTTAAAAACGAAATCTAATAAATCCAATGCGTCTGCGGCAGAGTCAGTTAGAACGCCAAGTTCTAGAGAAGTTCCTACTGATAAAAACTCAGGCAAAAAGATTTGGAAGATGCAAGACATCGCCAAGATGAAATCGTGGGAGTTTGAAAAACTTGAAAAAGAAATAGACTTAGCACGAGCAGAAGGGCGAATAACTCAATAAACTAACCTCAAATAGAGGAAGGATACTAAAATGGCTTTTACTACAAGTTCAGGGTATGGAAATTTACCGTCAGGTAACTTTGCACCCGAAATTTTTAGCCAAAAAGTTCTTAAGTTCTTCCGTAGAGCTTCGGTGGCAGAAGATATTACTAATACCGACTATACTGGCGAAATTGAAAACTTTGGCGATACTGTTAACATAATGAAAG